AGTCTTCCAGATACAATGGTACTTAAAAGATTTGCCATATTACTTGTTTTCTAACTTGTTTACTCGTTCCGTTAACTCTTGCACAGCCTTCAGCAAAATTACGCTCAGGCGTTGGTACTGGATACCTTGAGGCTGTCCGTTCTCGTTGTAGGTTACAACCTCTGGGAACAGCTCTGCTACCTCTTCTGCAATCAAACCAATTTCTTCCTCCTGTGAGGTAATCTTGGTGTAGGTCACAGGATTCAACTGCTCGACCTTGGCGAGCGCTGGTTCAAGCGGTTGGATGTTCTCCTTGAATCGGATAGATGATTGCTCGGTAAATGTTCCTGATATTGTTAGGTTACCTGCATTTGTAAGCTCAAGAAGCCTATCGCCATCAATAGCACCCTGCCAGATAACGAAATCATCCATAGCATTTTCTCCGCTACCTATTCCACCATCAACATTCAAGACAAAGTGATGACCTCCGAACGCACGGTACTCCATCCAATAATTCTGACCAGCGGCATATCCTTCGCTTGGATATGCGGCAGCTCTAATGATATTTGAGTAAGTCCCAGCACCGTCTCTAAATCTAATTGATGCTGTGGTGTCTATGTTTCCAGACATAACTCCGCCACTTAGCGGAAGGTATAATCCAGCGTGGTTACCCCATCCGTAGGCTGTGTTCCAGTTTGTGGAATTGCCTCCTGTTGCGGCAACCGTTCCAGTAACTGTTAAGTTACCACCATTTGTCAAAGACAATCTTCTAGCTCCGTTCCATTGCACAACAAAGTCTGCGCCTGGTTGGGCGCCAGAACGTGTCATACCGAGTCTCCAGTGGTCACTATACCATCCGTACTCGTGACCAGAAACAAGGTCGTCTGTGGTATATGATGATGGCATATATACCGCTACTTCTCTACCCTCTGTTCCAGTTATGGTTATTGGGGTTGATGTTGTAGCTCCACGACCAGTAACAGTGGCCAACGTATCAGTCTCAGCGGTTGAAATAGTCCACGACCTGTTAGCGCTGAGGTCATATGACGTTCCGTTAATGGTAAGCGTTCGGGTCTTCGGTACGAAGTTGTTATCCACGTAAGTGTTTACCGAAGCAATTTCATCGTCTACATAGTTGATTGTAGCGTATGTACCAGCGGCTGCCGTAGTGGTTAGGTAAGTGTTTGAATCAACGGTTCCATTAGCCTTGAGGAATTGCGATGCCGTTCCAGTCGGTGTCTTGAATCCAGCGAACGTAATTACATTGTTGGTATCAATATATCCACCTTCGCTACCCTGCCACCTGAACGATAGGACCTTGTTAGCGGGGCTTCCCTGGTCTGGCAGCAACGAACCACTCGTATCCGCATTGATAATCATCAACGCAGTAGACGTGAAGTTCGGAGATGTTATTCCGTTGGCGCTAATTGCCAAACTAGTACTTGCGCCACGTGTGGTTACGGTCTGTAACGTATCAGCCTCAGCCGTCAAGAAGTTAGGGCTCCAGTTCTTCCACAGGCCGTCAGAGTCTCTACGGATAAGCTGCCCTGCCGATGGTGATGAAATCAGTACATCGTGCAACTCGTGAAACTCAAAGCCGTTCTGTACGTTTACGAAGATTTCTCCGTTGTTCTGCTGTACTCTAGTTACGACACCCAAGTAAACTAAGTGAGCTGGCGCTACTGGCTTATTAAGCAGTCCGAATATTAGATTGCCTCCAGTTCCGAGCCATACAGGGTCACCAGCGTTTGCCGTAGACGTATTCAGGCCAGCGATTAGACCTTCGGTAACAACGAAGATTTGGTCGTTGATAGCACCCGTAGATACGGCCAATCCGATAACCTTAGATGATGTGGCCTCACTAGCGTTAGACGCAAGGCCGACAATCATATTCGTGCCGTCAGCGCTAGTAACATAGACCGCTTGACCCTTGGTTACAGCAACACCACACTTAACGAGATGCTGAACCTTAGACACGTACTCAACGGTGGACAACGTGGCATTCACCCACTGAGTCCCACTCCATTGCAGAATCTGCCCAGTGGTGACCGTTGAAATAGTTACATCACTAAGGTCGTTGATTGACGAGGCTGATGATAGGTATCCCTGAGCCTTTACGAACGCAGTAGTTGCGATTTGCGTACTATCAGTGCCAGTGGGTGCGGTGGGAGCCGTCGGAATCCCAGTGAATGCGGGAGAGGCTATCGTGGCGTACGGAGACGTAATGTTTCTCCACACTGGTACGGTGCCACCCAACGGCACACTATAGTTAAGTATCTGGCCAGTCTGCGGTGACGTAATCTCAACATCAGTGAGCCCATCAAGACTTGTAGCACCTGCGCTTACACTACCCCAATAGACAGCCCCTTGGCCGTCAGTCGTCAATACTTGCCCATTGTTGCCATCAACGAACGGCAGGGTGTATTCCGTGTTGACGTTAATCTGAGATAAAAACTTCATAGTTTACCAGCCTAATATAGTATAAGCAAAAGTACAAAAAGAAAAGGAGGCTATTGCCTCCCTATCCTTCGTCTAATGTACTCAATGATTAGTCGTTTGACGTATCAGGAGCGTCACCAGGGGTTGGGCTGATGATGGTATCACCAGTACGCTTGGTTCCTGAAAGCACCACGTAGTATGCGTTGTCAGTTACGGTACCACCGAAGGTGACTACTACCGTGTTGGCGGTAGGTCTTGTGATATCAACAACCACAGTTTCCTGAGTGGCGTAGCTGATAACCTCAGCCATAACAGCCTTGGTTCCCAGGTTGTGGGTTACCGTGTAGGCGTTACCAGTCTTGCTTACGTTACCCTGTGCGGCATCCAACGAGAAATAGATGGGCAGTCCAAGGTAGTTAGCAACGGAAGTAAACGTAGCGAGACGAAGCTCACCAGCGTCTGCGTTGCTCTGCATAATGAAGTGGTCCTGCGTGGTATTCGAAGGAGTCAGCGTAGGCAGGCTACCGACGTGCAGGGGCTGGTCAACCGTAGTGAAGCGGTCGTTGGTCTCGTCCCACAAGAACGATACGTCAGCGGCGCTACCACGATTAACAGAGAAACCACCGTCCTGAGTCGGAGCGGTAGATGCGCCGAGGTCAGAATTAAGCAGGATGATGCTGTCACCGATGTTAACCTCGTTAGAAGTGATAGATGTGAGCTGTCCGTTAACCGTAAGGTTACCAGATACAACCGTCTCCTCAGCGTCAATGGTTATCGTGTAGACAGTGCCAGACTGAGTAACGGCGGCAGTCTGAACAATCTTGGCGTTCTCAAGCTGGGTGTTCAGGTCATTCCAGTAAAGGAGTCTACCCTCAGACAGGCTAGGTGCGTTCTTGAATCTTACGTTATCGCCAGTGATTTCAAGACCGTCACTCGTTCCGACGTTAAGTACGCCAGTACCAGTGCCGTCCCAAGTCAAACCGTTACCAGCGATACTAGAAGCTACGCTGATGGTAATCTCGCCATTGTCTCCACCGCCAGTAAGACCCAGGCCAGCGGTTACGCTGCGGATGTCACCAGTGATATCGTGCCAGGCGGTACCATCGTAGTATTTTACTTTGTTTACCGTAGAGTCGTATACGATTCTACCAGTGTACAGCGAACCACCGCTGAGCGCAGTAATCTGAACTGTAGATAAGTGCTCAGGACGAAGACCTAATACGGGATATCCGTTGAGCTGAAGCGAAACTAAATGACTCAGTGCCATATCATTCTTAGTTTAGGTATGCCTTCCCGCTAAAAGAGTCGACAAAGGTTATGGTTAGTGTGTTAAGGGATGTATATTGGATATCTCCAACGACTGTGTTTTCTGTGGTGTCAACGACAACAACCGATGGTTTCTTGCCTAGGTTATGCGTGACCTGCCAGGTTGCTGATGGCATATTCTGCTCATATACGAAGTGAGCGTCACCTCCGCCGCCAGTAACACCCTTGATTGACAGGGACGTGGTAGGTCTAGGGACAACGATGGTGGTCTGTACGGTCGGCTGCTGTACGCTTACGTTAATCTGTTCGCCGCTGTTGATGGTTATATCACTCATAACGTAACGTCCTCGTTTACTTTGAAGATTCCATACAACCAGGTCTTCACAGCTCCAGAGTTAGTGCTCTGTAGGTCATAGACATAGATTCCTCCGCCTACACCAGCCATAGTAGCAGGTGGTGCCGTGATTGTAAGGACACCGCCAGTGGTTCCGCTGTAGGTGAACACATCGTCCTCAAGTATTGCAGATGACGACGTATCGGTCTCCCTAACGTCGAGCTTCCAGGTGTATCCAGTGAGGTTGAGTACGGCACCAGTGTCGTCCTTGAACGTGAGCTCAAGACGGAATGAGTCACCCTTTCTGCAGGTGATATCTACTCTCTGTGCGGTATCTAAGTTAATCTGGGCTGCCATAATGCAAATATACCAACTTATTGGTTGCCAAGAATTTGCGACATAAGGTCAGTCTCCTCAGCCGTCAGCTCCCCACGTTCGCCCTTGCGTTGTGAGATGAGCTTAGACTGCTCAACCGCTTGCTTCTTCACACGTTCGTCCTTCGCTTGCTCACGCTTGCTCTCTACGTCCATCCTGAAGTTTCTATCTTCCTGATTGACCTCCATACGCGCCACAGCTTCTGCCTTAGCCAAATCAATCTTGAGCGCGTACTCTCTCTCGAGTAGGTCTAGTTTAATCGTAGCCTCCAACTTCATCTTCTCGAGCTCAAGTGATGCCTTAACCTGCTCAGTCTGAGCCTCAGCCTGTGCCGATGCCTGCGCCGTCTGCTGATTCATCTGAGCCTGCATCTGGCTGTTCTGGGCAGCGATGTCTTGCTTCTGTTTGATGCGCTTCTTACGGCGTACAATCAGGAGCTGCTCCGCTTGGTCAACGTCCTTAAGGCGGCGGATTGCCATAGCATCCTCCAGGTCAATCTCACCCTGAGCGAGCGACTGCTGGATGTTAGCCTCAAGGTATGCCTTGTCCATATCGGACATCTCAGGCACCACGCGTACACCGAAGTTGTACATAGGCAGGTCCTTGAACGATGCGAGTACGTCCATATTAGACTTACCGATGGCGTTCTCGTACACGCGGTAGATTACCGACTGTGACGGCATAATCTGTACGCACTTAACGATGTACTCGACCACCTTCTTGTAGAGCATCATAGATGCGTGGGTAATGTCGTACGTGGCGTTGTTTGAAGCCTCGATAGCCTGCTGACGTACGCCCACAAGTGCGTCTCCCTTCGGGGTTGATGCGTCGACGACCTCGTTGATTCCCGTAGCGTCGCGAATCATACGCAGGTAGTGATTGTACGTATTTACGTACGCCTCGATGTTGCGGATGGCGTTGCCAATCTCACGAATAGGTGGGTTCTGGAATCCTCCCTCAGGGTTCTTAGAACGGTAGTAGAAGATACCCGTCTGCTCGTAGATGTCTTGGATTTCGAGCGGTTGGAGTTCGCCTCCCTGCCCGAGTTGTACATTCTCCAGTCCTTCGATATCGATGATGAGTCCGTCAGGCTTAGCCTTGGCGATGGACTGCTGAATCTTTAGGTGTGTAATCTGCAGTTGGTCTGCGAATCCTACGATACCACTAACCATAGACTTAGGAATCATCCGACGCATATTCACCGCCACGGCGCTGTACGACAGGCGGGTTCTGGTGATGTCGTGGATGTTTCTAGGCTGGTTGTTCTTCATACCATAACCGTACATCTTGTTCGTTCCTATGATGTAGCTACCTCCGTAGAGGGTAACGAATGACATACGGATGGGCTTGCGGTCGAACACAGACTCCTTGGGTGGCTGATACATCATACCCTTGTAGTAGAATCCTACGTTACCGAAGCGAGACTCCTTAGACTCGTAGAACACATCGTCAACCGATAGGAACTCGAAGTCCATAACCTCAACGATGTACTCGTCGTATCCGAAGATGGTGCGCTGAAGGTTTCTGTCGTAGTATGAGTGCGACAGCTTGTTGGGGTCGTTGGCGTACTTGTTCTGCACGTTGGTAGCCATCTGGCGGTACTCCTCCTCGGTGAAGTCGTCACCAGCTAGGCGGCGTAACTCAGAGATGGTGATGCGCTTGATGTGCCCCGCGTAGGTGAGGTCATTCATCAGAGGGTCCTCGGTGTACGAGTGGATGAAGTATGCTGGGTCGACGTACTTTGTAACTAGTCCATAGTTGGGGTCATAGTCATTCTTCGTAACGCCCATACCCACGCTTACGAGGTCCGTGACGGCACGACGGTGTACGGTGTGGTTGTATTCGTTCCACTCAAGGGTGAGGTTAGCAGCAATCTGAGCCGCAATCTCAGCGTTGGTCTTAATGTTAGACTCAAGGAAAATCTCCGCCTCCTCAGGGGTGTCTGGAATCTTCTCAATCTCAGCGCCTACCTCGATGCCTGCCATCTTAGCCTGCTGGAGCATCTCCTTGTTCTCCACGTTGAACTTAAGCTCGGCCTTCTTGCGCTCCTTCTCGGTGATGCTCAATGGGTCGATTGCCTCCACGTTGGGGTATGGATTCTTAGATAGAATCTTGTTTACGACAATCTTAACGAACTTAGGGATGATGGGTACGGGTGACCAGTCGATGTTAAGCAGTGAGCCGTCACCGTTGTTCGGGTCCAGCGAATTGAGTATCTGCTTGTAAATCTTCGTGTCTTGTGTGCCGTTGGCGTAGTCGCGGTAGCGTTCGAACTCGTCCAGGCGCTTCCTAAAGATGCTGCCGTGGTCGTCCGTATGTCCCCACTGCGACTCGATGGCTCTGGCGTACTTCAGTCCGTAGGACTTTGCGGCCTTAGCCTCGGGAGATGCTAGCGGGTCAGGGAAGTTCCCCTGCTTGTTATTGCTTTCCATACCTATTCTTTATCCCCAGTTTATGTGCAAATATACCCAATAATATGTTGTTGGTTAGCGAGTTATATCCTTGAACCGTCTGAGGAACACTTTACTTGACATATCCGCCGTCTTTCTCTCCTGCTTAACCCTCTGTGCGGCAAGCAACGCCAGCCCCGAACTGATGGTCAAGTCAAACTTTGTTCTGTCGTCCATCCTGTATCCAATCCAGTCCTCAAGGGTCCTGTCGAGATACATCCTTCCGTAATCGCCAGTCTCCGCGTTCATACCGACGTGCTCGTGGACGAATGCTTCGATTGCCTGTGCGTGGGCCTGTATCACGTCCTGCGAGTTGGATGGTATACCCTTAGTCTTCACGTTGGAGCTGGAGCCTGGAGCCTTTAGATGTTCTGGCCTATCCATAATATACCCGTCGTATCCGCGCGACTCGAAGTAGCGCACTATACCGTACTTGTTGTTCTCTATCAGCAGCGGATATCCGTAGAACACCGCAGCCATCAGCACGTCCTCATAGAAGATTCTAGCTAGTGGCGGGCGGTTGGCATACTCGGCTACGAACATATTGCTCGGGTAGCTCATATTGAACTTGTTGTACAGGTGACACGCACCCTTAGAGCCCCTACCATCCATCGTATTGTCGAGGTCATAGGAGTCGACACCGCCAGTACCGAGGTGGTCATTGGCTGGGAATACCTTACCGAACTCCTGCTTTCGTTTATTTCGGATATCGTCGGGTGGTAGCCACGTCACTAGCCATCTTCCGTTGGAGTCTGGGTTCCATAGCACCTCGCTGTCGGGCTTACCGTCCTTC